GAGGGTCTGCCTCACAAAACTGGACTACACCAATCAACTCATCTTCTTTAAATAACCCATAGAAGATGTATTCACTATAGTACCAGTAACGTAAAAATGCACCACGTAAGTAGTGGTGTTGTTGAAAGAATTTGTGTCCAAGATTACCACCACACTTTCTTACGGTGTACTGATCTTTCATTAGATGACTTCCATAGATTGGGCTTCTGTCATCAAAACAGAAATCTCTCTCTTTATCCTATCCTTATCTAAGTCTGTGCTAACGTTGTCAATATAATCGTATACCAGTGTTTCGGTATCGTCAACAGATATGTTGTCATCCCCTACGTTCTCGCCAAGGAAATCTTTGAAGTCTTCTGCGATCTTCAGTTCATGAATCTTCTGTTGTTGTACACGATCCACAAACCGTTCGAACTGATATGCATCACCCTTGTTAACCACAATGATCTTAACAAACTTGTTATCAAGGTATCGCATGTCCTTGAACTTGAAGTTCTCTACCTTCTCATGATCGTAGTAGATCTTCTCGTAGATAGTGATGGGGTTATGTACCGCAGTAATCTCTCTTGTTTCAGTATCAAGAATGTGGAAGTACTTCTTGTCATCACAGTCGTTCCAGAAGAACTCCATCTGTGATCCCAGATAGTGAATGTTTCCCTGCGACGATTTGGTGTGGAAGTGACCGGACAGAACCATCTCAAACTTATCGAAATGTTGTGCAGACATACCGTCCTTACATACTTGACCACGTGCCATCTCGAACCCAGATAATTCTAGGTGTGCACCCACAACAGATGCCTTACAGTTCTCCAAGAATTTTAATGTCGAAGCTTCGTTCTCTTGGTTGATCCACGGGATTAATGCGACATTTAAAGTGTCGTATTTCATCACCGTAGGTTCCATGATCAGGTTCACTTCGTTCATGTAGTGACCCTGCAGTTCCTTCAGTGCGTTCAACTCATTAGTGTTCTTGTAGTACACGTCATGGTTGCCGGGAATGATATCCATAGTGATACCATACTCACGCAGCTTCTGCAGGAAAATTTTCCGGTTATGACTCAGTGCCTTGAAGTTGACCGTCTTACGATTATCGTAGTAGTCTCCAAGGTGTAGGATCTGAGTAATGTTGTTTTCTAACAGATACGGAAAGAACACCTCACTATAGAAGCGTTCTTGGTAATCCATAAAAATGTCAGACGAGTTTCGACACCCTGCATGGGTATCGTTCAAAATTGCTATCTTCATACTAATCCGTAAATTTGCCGTCTTCCATCAAATGATGTAGACGATGGGTAAAAATACTCCATAATAATTTAATCAAAGAATCTTGGGTATAAGTCCCAGATTCGCATATATACACCCACATTATATCACCTTTAAAGATAATTGTCAAATCAAGAAATCAGATAAGTCAGAGTCAACGTTTACGGCACGTCTTTTCCTCTGTTTAATTTCCTTCTTATATGAATTGAATTGGTTATCTGCTTCCTTTACAGAGTCAATACGTATACGTAGTTGGTCAACAAAAGGTTGCGTATTGCTATAGTCAGAGTAACCACCCTCCGTGTTCTCTTCAATGAACATAGAAAGATCTGCCTCAGAGATATACTTCATCTTGATATCCTGTTGCTTCTTCTCTTTCTGGATCCTACGAAGAAATGCATACCACGAGATTTGAGTAAAGTATGCGAATGCATTAGGGTTACCTGAACGAGTCGCTGCTTCGATGTCATAATTCTCAATCGCTTTCAGACAGTTCTCCACTGCGTCCATCACCATCTCTTCACGATAGGTATACCGGACGAAGTTTGCCTTGTGCGACAATCCTTCTGCGATCTTCAGAAAACAAGTAGCAATGTAATCGGTAACGACAGGTCTAGGGTTTCCCTTACCCACCTCTTCCTTTACTTTAGTACAGTACTCAACCACTGCGAGAGAGAACTCCCGATTGTTAACGTAGTGCGGTTTTTCTTTTGGTTTTGTTGCCATTACAAATCTCCTAGTATTTCAAACATTATATGACATTCAGTGACCTTTGTCAACTATTTTCTGCCTCAATTTAGAGGTAGAGAATCCATGATCCCTTTTGTTATAGTAGATCTCGATCCCTTTTAACTGACATTGATTTTTACCCGTGAAATCTAGTGCACGATACTCCTCACCAATGATCCTCATGTCGATAGGATAGGTATCGAGAATATCTAACAGTTCGTGTTCGTACTCATACGGTACGATTTCGTCTACATACTTTACTGCACTCAATTGAATGAATCGTTCAGTAAGACCTTGAATAGGTTTGTTCTTCTCTAGTCGGTCTAGAGACGGATCTACCTGTAGACCACAGATCAAATAGTCGCAGACAGTCTTTGCCTCACGCAACATAGAGATGTGTCCTGCATGTAGTAAATCAAATGCAGATGCAGTAAATCCAACTTTTTTTCTTTTTTCGCTTGACATAATTAAAAATCCGTGATATAATAAGCTTGCCGTCTGGGGAAAAGAATATATACCTAGTGAAGTTTGGGGAAATCGATGACATTATTACTCGCACTGTCCTGATCCCGCATCTTCTTCATTAACTCTTCGTAGGGATCTACGATATCACCGTGACCCTCATATCCGTAATCACCACCACCCTCGTAAAAAATGTTGTGACAGGCAGCTTCGTATTGCTCTAACATTTCTGGTACAGGGTTCGCTACCGCAACTATCTTATCCATCTTACACATAATCATTCGTTCCGGATCTGCTTGGTAGCACATAAACAATTTAAAGGTGTACATGCGACCACCATCTTCTAAATGTTGGAACTGGATAGCAAGAGCGTTGCGAAGGAAAACATCGTAATCATCCTCTTCTACAATTCTTGCAATGACTTCATCACCTGTTGAAAGTAGTATCTGTTTTATAGATTCACGCATCATCGTTTCCCTTTAAGTTTATCGGATATACTGTGTATTTAAATCCTTCTCTTGTATATATCCGAATCCTTTCTCCCGAATGTTTCAAGGTGAAATTCTGGTGTCCCTTCACATGCATGTCATCTGCTATATCGAATAACTTGGTAATCGTGCCATCATCTGACACTCGTAAACCTCTGCCAATGGACTGCAAGACTTTGACTTGTGATTTGGATGGTGTGGCAAAAATAATGTTGTGGAGGTTCTTGATATTAATACCAGTACTGAAAGTACCAAGACTAGCAACGATAATTGCATTTTTCTGTTTCTCAACAATTCCACGTATCTGTTCCCTATCTGTGGTGTCCGTTTCACCAGACACATAAAATACCTTTCGACCCTCTTCTGCCTGATCTCGAATCATCTCAAACAAAACTTTGCCGTGTTTCTCCACGAACTGAAACATCACCAGTGTATTACCCTTCTGATCAAGGGCGAGTTTGGTGATAAACTTATTCCTTCGTTCGTTGGTAACTATGTAGTCAACTTCTTCTTGATAAGTCTTGTCCTTCATTCTGTGACAGATATCATTGTGGTATCTTAGTAACAGTACAGAGATATCCAAATCAGAGAGTTGTTTATCTTCTTGCAGTTTCACGGTGGTAGTCACCGTAAATACGGGCCCGAATAAACCTTCGAGCACGAGTTTGTTTGTCTCAGTTCCGTCGAGTGTACCTGTAGTACCTACTCTATACTTAGCGTTGATACACTTGTCCATCATAGTGGACAGAGACTTTGCCTTGAATAAATGGACTTCATCTCCGAAAATACTATCAAACTGTTCGAACCATTCAGAACCAAATTTGTAGATGGACTGCCACGTAGAGATAATAACAGGTTTGTCGGTGACCTTCTCCTTACCACTATAAATTCTGTGACAAGTATTTTCTACGTCATATCCGTAGTCCTCGAAGTCCTTGTACATCTGTTCTACCAGACTTGTTGTGGGAACAACAATGAGAGTCTTCTTAGATTTTTTCTTGTCGATCAAGTATCGTATCAGATTGTAGATAATGAATGACTTACCACTACCTGTCGGTGACAGTAACAGTGCACGTCTATTTTCTATACCGTGTGCAATCGCATCATACTGATAGTCTCTAGGTTCGAATGGTGCACCCAGAGTCGCAAGGTACTTAACTAGATCTTGGTGTTTAACTTTATCCTTTGCGTTCGGGATACCATATTTTTTACTTTCGATGATCTGTAGACCATAGAACCTTTCTGCACAGAACTGTCGTAGGTGATGATACAGACCTACGTTCATCTGTTTGGTGACCATGTTGTACAACTTGATCTTACCGTCCCAGACACGTCTTTTATAGGCAGGCATGAACTTATAGCCCGGCACATAGAAAGAGAAGAAGTCTCGCAACTCCTGCTCCTGTGCGGGATTAGATTCTATTGCCATATACGAATGACTCAACATCCGTACTCGTATCGTATTATCCACCAGCCTGCAATCGTCTCCAATCAATGATATTCTTAATGGTTTGATGTCTCCATTTAAGATTATCTAGTATTTCTTTAAGTGTGTCGATCAACGTTTTTAAATATGCAATCTTCTCTTCGGACTTTTGGATCTCTGGATCTGCGTCATAGTATCGATCCATGTCACCCTTTAGTACACGTAACCCTTCAAGAGGATCAGGATTCCAACCCCTATCTTTGATAGACATCTCATCCATTGACCCATTGTAGTAGTGCCACTTCTCTTTGAGTAAGACTAGTTGGGAGTTCTCTGCACGTTTGAGATTTAACTTGGTGATAGACAAGTACTGCAAATACTTTGCATGTAACTTAGGTGTCTCACGTGAGTTCTTGTCTAACTCAGCATCACTAATTTCACAGTCTACTTCCCATTCTTTTAAAATCGAATCAAGGTCTAACATCATTTATCTCCAATCATTTCAATACAATCTTTCCAATAATCTATATCCTGCGACACAACGAACGACTGAGTAAGTCGCCAACACTTTGTGTATGCGGCATGATAACAAAGTTGTCCATCATCATAGTTACCGAAGTAACCTGCCTTGAGACTCCATCCTTTCTTGTCAGTGATCAGAATCTCATTACCATATTTATCCAGATACTTAAACCATCCTTCTCCAGTCTCAGACCAAGTAAAGATGAGATTGTACCCTACGGCATTTGCATTATTGTGCCACGCTATAAATCCGTCTGGTGGGTAGAGTTGCGAGAGTGCGTTTGAATTAATACCCAATTCAGTCTGCAGTGCAATATCGATACGTTCAAAATCCTTTCTATACTCAGGATCATCACCATTGTAATGATTTGGTTTTAGAGGATAAGAACGGGCAGTCTCAGGATCGCCTCGAAAATCGCTACCCATTTCTACTATTATATCACGATACTTACAAGAAGTAAAGTACCTAGAGTCACTTTCTAGTGATCCTATCATGTTATTTGTTTGGGTTACGTCATACTTATCACGATACAAATAACGAAAATGTTCTAATAGTTCAAGAACTCGTGGGTTCTTGATTTCACATACTTGCATATTAAGTTATCACAAATTGACTGAACCTGAATGATACGTTGAAGGTAGTATAGGCAACATCCTGCACGTTCGATGCAAGAGTTAACTGTCCGATAGATGTAGGAACACAATCTTGGTATTTGATTGTGACCGCATTATTGTTGTGGGAGTTAAGGATTATAACTGTGATGTCCGAAGCGGTTGCTATTTTACCATTACGGTCTTCTGTGATATGACCATCATTTACGATACGTTCCAACCAGTTCTGCATCTCCTTATATGAAGTCATGTCTTCGTCAAGGATAATGTCAACCGACATCTCACCATAGTTGATCTTGTCACCTGCTAGAGGTACACGTGTAACTCGACTAGTAGGTAATTCTACAGGCGAAACACTTGCGCCCGGATGCACTAGTGACTGTGCAAAGTACTCTAGGTTTGGATAGTTCTGTCTGTTGACTATAAACTTAAACCCTGTAGGTTGTAAGTAGTTTCTATTTGTTGTTAGTGCCATTACTCGAACCTTGCCTGTTGTGCTCTCTTTGCGTTCTGTTCTTGGTGCCACCTTCCATAAACGCAGTGTGCAAGTTCATGACCCCAATAGTGTGGTTGATACTTCACGGTAGCATCATATGTGTATATGGTGCAAGAGTTACCGTTTGGATTGATAGTCCCAAACGCTTGTACAGTACCGTCATTCCATGCTCCTTTTTCCATCGCAACTTTGCGAAACTCTGACTTCTCTTTAAACAAGACCATTTTTACTTCCAGTTCTGTCTTGACGTATTCTGGTTGTTCGAAGTAATAACCATCGGGTGACTTATTACTGCTATCAGAACACCCCACAATTATAGAGGATCCGATAAGAAGCAGTGCAATGTAGGTGTGTAGTTTGTTCATCTTCATACCTCTATTTATACAAAAAGAAAAGGGGGATTTCTCCCCCTATTTTACCTACGAACCTTAGTCCGTGCATTCCTCATTATATCGATCATCATTAGCATTTGGTTGTGAATACCCAAATCCCAAACCTTGAGAAGTGGGTGTATAATCTTCACAGAATACATATTCACCATCATTGTTGGTATCACATGCACGTTGCCAAGAGATCATATCGAAAGTTAACCCTTCACTCCAAGGGACATATGCTTCACACCACGCAACAGAACCGACTTGATACTCATCCTGTGGTTGTGGTACATAATCTCTCCGAGTAGTTTCTGGAAACACCTTGAATTGGATAGTCTTACCATTACTGTAAGTGCGTTGTTGATACAACTTACCTTTAGTAACGTGGATCTTTTCGCCCTCTTCAAGGGTTAGGGTTGAACCATCGTCATAGTTAATTACCGTTTCTGCTTGAGCCAAAAACGGAATCATTAGTAAAAAGAACAGCGCTGTTCTCATATCATATTCCTCATTGAGGTTTATGCTTCCATTCGTTTATTGACTACCATGTCTCTTCTATATAGGCAAAAAAAAGGGGAGTCTTGCGACTCCCCCTAAAATGATCTCTAATGAGATTCTTTTTATTACAGTACTTACGTAAGGATGTTGTCCACACGGAAGATTCTGTAGTACTGGTTAGACTTAGCAGCAGCAAGTCCGTCAGCAGGAGTAGCGCCCACGAATGGGTTACTTGCCATGCCGTATCGAGTCTTGAACCCAATTTTCGGCTGGAAGGTATCTTCGCCAACTGCTTTAACCATTTGCAGAGGTACGTATGGGCAGTAGAAAACACCTGCGTCATATGCGTTAGTACCTTTGTAACCTACAGTGATGTAGTCAGTAGATGCATACGGATCAATGTATACACGTACACGACCATTCAAAGTACCTGCAAAAGTATTACCAGTGTCATCAACCTGAAGGTTGGTAGACATTGCAGGAGTGTAGTCCAACATACCAGAGGCAGCAA